GCCTTTTAAAAATCCATACGCCTCCGATAGACAACAATATAGTAGTCCATTTGGAAAATTAAGACTAATATAATTAGTATTATCACCCTCTAATAATGCTGGAGCAACGTTATAATGCACTCTAAATTTGTAAGTAGTATCAGGAACTGGAGCAAACATCATTCTACCAGATGTGGTATCAGACTCACCCGTAGCGCCACCAAACATAGCATAATATTTTGGTTGACCTCTTTTTGCTGATTCTGTGGATGAAACATATTGTTGTAAATAAGTAACGTCTTTTTTTTCTAACCAAACATTAGCACCAGTTGTAGCTGATGTTGAATCGTATACTTGTATACCTCTTATAAAGACTGCCCCTGCTGGAGCATTAATTGTTTCTTGACCTGTAACTAAAGTACCTATCTGTTGTTTTCTATCTGCATCGATAGGCACATCTCTAAATATTCTATACTGTGCATTTAGAATTATATTTTCTAACACAGCGTCTGTTAAGACATTCGAATCAGTCTCAGTATAACTTCTAATCTGTGTTTTTAATCCTGATGCACTTAATCCAGCCATTATGCCACTAGCTCCTGACAAAGAGGACAAGATTTTCTAAATCTAGTATGTCCTGAACAATGTTTTTGTTTTTCCTCGTGCACTGGAACATCTGGTTCTGGTGTTTTTAAATATAATTCTGCATGTTCATCCATATCCTCTGGACATGCACATTGTTTAATACCAAATAAATTACAAAAAAAGTTTTTAATTTTTTTAATCATGCCGTTACTGTTACTGGTCCTGCTGATGCAAAACCACCTCCTCCTATTTCAGTTA